TCAACTTCTTGGAGTAGTGGAGATTGCTTTATTGCATTATTTCTCGCAGCTCTCTGAAAGTCTTCGTGCGGATACCCCTTTGCATATCCACCTTTAAACTTCCCAGAGAAAGAATATGCGAACATTGCCAAGCACTCGAGTGGAGATAGTAAGGATTTTTCTTTTGCAGCTAAATACATATCTCGAGTGTATTCGCTTGCGTTTTTTGGCAATGATTCTGGAGATTCTTTTATAAGTTTGAGTGCTGATATTAGATGGTGATTACTATCCGCACCAATTCGCCACCCATCAACCTTGTCAATCATGTTTGCACCACCAACAAACGGCTCAACATAGCACTGACTCTCTTTGCGGTTTTTTAAAATAATTGGCAAAATATGCTTTGCTATTCTTGCTTTACTTCCCATGTATTTCATAACTACATCCACCCCTCACTAACCGCACGATAAACAACATAAGACCAAAGCGCGATACCTGTTAGCACTATGGCAAAGAATTTCTTTTTAGATATCATGAGTCCTCCTAGCAATCATCTAGTATCTTGCCAAGAGTACCAGTGGCAGAGTGTAACCCCTTTTCAGCCTCTGTTAGCATATGTGCAATTACAAAATTCTTATCCAATCCGGCGGTTTCAATTCTGCTGCTGGCTCTTTCGCCTAGCGCTTCCATCTTATCAAGAATCTCTGGCTCATTTAAATCCGCAAAGCTCATTAACATATTGATAAAGCCCAGCTTTTGGTTTTCAGTTAATTTACTCATAAACCCACCCCGCAAACATCAAAACCAAAACAATAACCGGTGTCGTTAGCCCGACGATCCAAGGGCTTATGTAATTTCTGTTATGGGTTTTCATTTTTGAGTTCCTTTCTGAATATAAAACGCGCTGCAAGCGATGTTGCCGCAATCCAATACGCAAGGTACGCTCCACTAGCGAAAACCGAATAGCCAGATAGTGGGATCATTGGTGTAAGTAGAGTTAGTGATATTAGTGTTAATTTGATAATTTTAGTTTTCATTGCTTGACTACCTGTGTTTTTACTCTGTGTGATACTCATTGATGTACATCTTAAGAACATCGTAATGGTACATTTTACCAGTATCGGTTTTTCTAGGCTTTATGTTTAAATCAAAACATATTGACATTAATTGATCGTGGTTGAATGATGTGGGAGCTGTTGCGTACATTCTATCTATCCCTAGTTCGTACCAAGCTAGATTATCCATACCCTCATCGCTATAGCCGCACTGCGTAATGGCGAATGCTTCAACTGTCTTTCCATACATCCTTTCAAGTTCTTTCGCGTAACCAAAAACCTGCTTTCTAGCTTTAAGCTCATCTATTTTTTTTGCGTGCTTCAATTCTATTACGCAAAGATTTTTTGTATCTTTATTTTTAGCTAATATATCAAGCCTCTTACCGCTTGGTAGGGTTTTTTCCCTATCAATCAATTCGTAATCTGGCATTAAAAACCCCCAAAGCAAGACCAGCATATCCCCACACTCTCTCTCTGGTGAATTTCGGCGAGTAGTCACTTCTAATGCTTCTCCTGCGGAAAGTATCCTGTCTATGTATGACTCATCATCATGGTAAAACGAACCTTTAAGGCATCGTTGAGCGTGCTTTGTGTCCAGATTGAGACACTTAATTCCGTAAGATAATACCTTTAATTCAGTTTGATTAAGTTTATTTTGATTCTCTTTAATAAATTCAGTTAACATTTCGCCACCCTTATCTGTTAGTGTTTTATTATCTTATTCCACTAAGTTTCTTGTGTGAAATATCGTTTTGAAATAAAAAAGCCCAGCCTTATAACTAAGGTTGGGCTTTATTCTTTGCTCTTATAACTAATTTCCCGTATTAATCAGGTTTAGCCTCGGAGAATACATCGGGCTTGATACTGTCGCGCCATTCTGACCCGTTACATTAATATCAAAAGTTTCCTTATTCTCGCTAATAGATCGGCTAATTCGCTCTTGTGGTGTAACCACTGTATTGGCGTCAATAGTCATAGATCGCTTAATGTCTTCATCGTCTTCACCAAAACCAAAGAAGTCTTTAGCTGCATTAACTTTACCCATTACTGCCCCGACAGTGGATTGGTACATATCAGCGATCCCACTAAACAATCCAGCAAAGTAGTTTGTCACGCCATCCCACTGAGCACTTATAAACTCCATAGGCGACCAATCAAACATTGACTTGACCATTTGCACACCAATGTTGAAAGTGGTTTTGATTGATTCCCACATATTGCTAAACCACGCTGATATTCCATCCCAATTCTTATAGACAAGATAGGCGGCACCAGCCAAGGCAGCAACAGTTAACACAACCGCGGCAATGATAGGGTTGGCCATAACCAAGTTAACCGCGGTCATTACACCAACAAATAACTTCAGCGCCACCATAAGACCAGTTATAGCGAGCGTTAACACTCCAACCCACTTAGCCCACTTCACAAACTCGCTAAAGTTAGCACCCAAGTCACCAATCCAACCGATCAAAGTTTCCATGTGCTGACCTACATCGCCAATAGAGTTACCAATAGAATTAAATAGTTTGTCTAGGTTCTGGCTGATCAACTCTTTATTGTTAATCATCCACTCGTTGAACTTATCAATCATTGGTGCCAGCGCTTTACCAATCAAGCCAGACACCTCTTGCGTGAGCGATCCAATTATCTTGGCTGTTTTAGATTGGGCTTTCGCCATATCTTCCGCGCCCTTGCGTGATTGGTCGGTTCTGAAGTTTAGCATTTGGTAGTTTTTGGTAATGTCTTCCATCGACTTGCCTTGCAGGCGTAGTGTGGAAATTATTTTGTTGGCTTCACCGCCCATTAGTATGTCAGCGGCTGCGGCGGCTTGTGTTGCATCCTCCATCTTGAGAGCTGCATCAGTAATGGCTTTAAATTGGTCGTCTGGGGATAGTTTCTTGATCTCTTCAAACTGCAAACCAAGGATGCCAAGCGACTCAGTGACAGCGGTTATCTCTTCAATGCCTGCTGATTCGCCTAATTTATTGTTCATTTCCTCATACAAATCTGTGACATTCTCAGCAGAAAGGCCAATGCTTTTTATTGCACTTGTGACCGCTTCCGCAGTTTCTATGTTGCCACCCATAGCCCGCGTCATATTATCAGACTCAAGTTTCATTTGGTTAACTGCACCAGCACCAACGAGAAGTGCTGTACTTAGTGCTGCGATGCCTTGAGCTGATTTCTTACCAACCTTAAACATACCTTTAGTTACTTTAGATGTGGCTGCGTCAATTTTGCGGAGACCGACTTCGGTTTTTTCGGTCATTTTTTGGATGGAGCCTGTCATTTTTCGGACAGGCTTAGACATATTATCGATTCCACGGAACACCGTGCTGATCGTATACTTAGAGGCCATTACTTATTCCTTTCGTTTTTGAAAGCTCATTAATTCTGGCACAAGTAGATCGTAGTAGAAGCGCAATTCTTGAACGGTTATTTCAGTCGGTCTAGGTGTGTTTGCAAAATCCCTAGCCACTTGTGCATACATTGTTGTGTATATATTAGCACGTGTGTTGGGGTCGACGTATTTACCGAAGTGCAAACGAATAGGGAGCCTCTGAAGCTCCCCACCGTTGACGACTCTAACCGTTGTTAGGCCAAAAAAAGCAATGCAAACTCTTTAAGGATTTTTAGATCTGAGTTTGGAAGCTTACAGATTTGAACGTATGGTACGCCAACCATGCCGCTAATAAACATCATTAGCTTTTTCATGTCTTGATTCTTGCCGCCCTTGTCCATCATTTCCCAAGCTAACCCACCTGGCTCGCTGATAGTGATAGTTTTTTCGCTGCCGTCTTTGTCGAGTGGCTTCTTTAGCGTTAGCACGTAGCTATCACCATCAACAATAGCGCGACCTAGTGAGATAGGCTTGGCGAGTGTACGAAGCTTGTCTTTGAAGTCTTTCGCGTCATCTTCAAGCATTGAATCAACGTCTGTGTCGATGTCCATTGCTTCAAATAGGGTGATGAGTTCAGCCTCTGCGGCTTCTAGTGGGATTTGTACGTTTGATTTAGTCATGTGTGTTAGTCCTGAGTTTAATGCTCCCCACCACAATGGCTAAAGGCACAGGACAGAGCCGAGGAGCCTGTTAAGTATAACCACTTCAAAATAATTAAACAAATGACTTGATTTTATTCAATGCGCTGATTAAGATTAATTCAACTTAACAAACAGGATGATTAAATGAAATTCACAGACACGCCAACCACCACCATTGATGAAGTGCTAATTAGCACTCGTGGCAACATTTCACAAGCGGCAATTAAGATTGGTATTAACCGAGGCACACTGCGTAACTACATCGCCAAGAAAGATAAAGTCTTACTGGTTGAAATTGACGGAAAACTTGTCCCTTTTGTCGCTGACCGACGTCAGGGTAGTTATAAGAAGGAGGGTAAGTGATGGGTAAGATGTGGAAGGTTGGCAACGGAACTAAACCTAAAGAAGTTGATTTCCAGAGTGACGTTAATATTGATGTTAATTATGGGGATGTGCTTTACCCTTATTGGTGCTGCTCGGCATGCAATGACTATTTCGCATATTTCTCAACAAAAGAAAAAGCAGATAAGCAGTGGGAATCATCAAGCAAGGTGAAAGCCTACTGCGAGCCATCGACCAAATGCTTGTGCGGAGATTGACCATGCAAACACCAGAGTACGCAAGGAACGCACACAAGGCAGCACAAGCCGAACGAGTTAGAGACTACCCAATGGCAGCGGTGTACTGGAATAAAGCCGCTAGAAGCGAATGCACAGAGAAACAACGCCATTGGGCGGAGTGTCGCTGTCATAACTGTAAAAGATTTGTGGAGGAATGGGATGTTTAATCAATACGACAAATGGATCAACCAAAACAAAGAGCGACTAATCGAAGCGTGGGAGGTTGGATTTCTAGATGAAACGCCAATCACTGATGATACATATGAAGACTTCGTTTTGGCTCAGTGGGAATCAAAATGCCAAGACCAAAAATAAACAAGTGCCGCGATTGCTGGACGCCTGCACAAACTGACTATCTAGGTCTGTGTGATGTGTGCGCCGGCAATCCGGTTATCGTTAACGAGAAAATCAGAGCCTCGCAAGTCACTAAAGAAATTAGGGATGGCTTGGTGGGGTTTTACGAGAAACTAAAACAGGAAGCGAAGAGATGAGCAATTGGCTTAGTGCGATAATCAGCACGATTTGCGGGTTCAATCAAAATAAGTATGACTTGCAATGGAGTGATAGGCTCAATTACTTGATTGAAAATTGCAAATGGAAAGTTGATTTCCATGAAGACCTCTACAACACAATGGATGAACCAGAGGCTTTCACTATCACCTTTGACGATAACGGCAGAAAGATAACTGTTTGGTGCGGAAATTTCCCGTATTCGTTCTCAAGCCCTTACAGAAATGGAAACACCAATGTAAATTTAAAGGTTAGAGCGTCTATAAGAACAATGGTAAAACTAAAAGAAATGTTTGACTCTGAGATTGCTAATGAAAGCAGGCGCATTTCCAAAAAGAATAGAAGTCAGGTTATGTAAACAAAAACCCCTCAATCGAGGGGTTTATCTTTTCTACTTATTGCTGCTGGAACTTCCCAGGCCCTTCAAGCGTCAATGGCGCAGTACCATTCATTGAGCTAACTTCAATATCGCCCGTAATGTTACCTTGACCCGCTCGCACCGTACCGTCTGAATAAACCGCCTTCATTGGCACAAATCGCCCCGCGTCTGCAATGCTTTGAATGAACTCCAAATCGTCATTGTCGTCATCAATGGCAAAGTTAACGCCACTAAACTTCCAACCAGTAACGGTTTGAATTAATCGACCGCTAATCCCGTCACCATTCGCGCTAAACTCGTTACTCTTACCGCCTAGCATCGTATCACCGTCTGCATCGGCTGCGCATTTAAAGCTGCGACCATTAATCGCAAATTCTACTAATGAACCCGGCATATTATGCGCCTCCTAGGTAAAAGCCAAACAACAAGTCTAGGCTGTGAATATCCCAGTTGCCCGACAACTTAACAGGGTACGTAGTGTTAACTCGGTTTGGATTCGAGCCATCAATCGCAGCAACCGTGTTCGCCTTGGTGAAGTCAGGGTCTGAAATGATCGCTTGGTTTGCCAAGTTATCCGTCAACACTGCAAGCGCTGCCACTGCATCACTTGGTTTGCGAGCGTTAGGGTTAGTGCTCACTTGGAAGTCAGGAATTAGCGGTGCTTTTTTCCATTCTGGTTGATTGAAAATCAAATCCAAGTTGTAAATGATGTTTTGCAGCTTAACGATGTAAATCACCTTGCCGTATTCTGGGTCTGGCTTGCCATCTGGATGGTAGAAAGTCAGCGTATTGTCTAGTTTGATTGCGCCGTCTTCAATAATCGTTGAAGAAACACCAGCCTTCCAAGCTAGGTCTCGCTCATCGTAGTTCCACTGCGCGCCATCTGCACCGTTAACAACAGTATCAAGCGTCATACCACGGTATTCAGTTGCCGGATCTTCATTTGCTTGTGATGCGATTCGAGCCGCTGCACGACCTGCAATAATCCATGGTGCGGTTGGTGTACCAGGACAAGGGACAACTGCATTGGTGCGGTCTAACTTGCGAAGGTCACTGTAAGCTTTTAATGCTGTTTCGTCAGTCTCATTTGAGCCATATAAAGCAAATAACGGCTTACGCACTAACTGACCCCAACGGCCTTCGTTAAATGTGCTCAGTTCATCGTGCGCAACGGTGCCAAGTTGGTTAACAATCATGGTTTCCCATACGTTACCCATTTGCGCTGTAGCAACTGCTGTTGATGGATCGACTAAGCCGCCCGTCATTGTACCAACTGCGAAGGTTACGCCTTGTGGTGTGCCAATAAGTTCAACCACTAAGTCATTACCGGTAGTGCCGGTATGCTTCGCTGTCAGTGTTACCTTGCCAGTGCCATCAGTCGCGATAACAGGCATATCAAGATTGCCGTTAATAGCGGTGATCATCTTTGGTACGATTTCAGTTGGCGTTTCATCTTTCAGCGCGGTAAACGCATTAGATTCCACACCACCTACACGGACGGTATATTGAGCCGCGACCGTTTGTGTGCCTGTCGGTGTAATGTCTGCCGAAGCTGCAACACCAGACGCTTCGTTTGGCAGCGGGTAAACAGTAACACCAGCACCAAGAGCGCCTTCACCACTGTCTGGGAAAATCTGTTTTGCAATCAAGTGAGCCGGAGAGCCAAAGCCCATCGCCTCTGCAACATCTAGTGATGATGTGATTTCAAATTTGTCTGTTGAGTATGTCGCCGCGTCACTGCCCTGTGCAAAAATAGCAATTCGCTGTTGCAGAAGGTAAACCGCGCCGACGTTAAAGTTTTTGTATTGCGTATCGATGCCGACGGCACTTGCTCGCAATGAATTTGGTAATCCCATGTTTTACCTCGTTATGATGTGTAATCGTATTCGCACGTTGTGTAAATCTCGCCGCTATCGCCTCGCTCTACATCAATCACAATGCCCTCTAGCTCTACACCGTTGTTTATCACTGGCGTGTCTATCACGTTGCACTGCAAAGAAATGCGCTTTACAACGACAGGGCCTAATTGACGCGAATCAAAGTCAGGCTCGAAATACTGCTCACCTGTTATATTAACAGAATTTACCAACTTGCGATCGAGCTGCAAATTGTTGTTAATGTCGGCCTTTAAAATCTTATTGACTAGGTTAGCAACACGGCGACAAACTTGAGATGCGTCTAAGTCAGCGGGAATATGCCCTTCTGGCGTTTCCTTTGCTCGACCAATGCCAAAACAATCAATATTAAGAGTCAGTAGCTTTTGTTGCTTGCCGTGGTTTGCACTCACACCCATCTGCTTAGAATCATCAGATTCCTTAATGCTAATGACGGGCGTTGTGTTGTCTTTCATGTTGTCGAATGGGTTAAACCTATCGGCGAACACGCGCAACGCGTACAATTCTGGATCTTCACCACCGGCCAATGCTAACGCTTGCTGATTCGCTGACTCGTTGATCAGTATCTCGCCCACCTTGCTGATAACAGCTTGTATTGAGTTGTCTACAGGGTCGCCAAGTTCAATTAGTCCAGGTATAACACTAGTAGCCATAAGACCCCAAATCACAAAGTATATTGCCGTTAGCCTCATCGGGCGCAGCGCGTGTGATTTTGTTAGTTATCACCACATTATCAATATTGGTGTAACGAATCGTCCACGGCCTTTCCAGCTCGTTAGAAACACCTTCGGGAAGCGTGATTCCTAACTCATTAAGATCCAAACGGTTAATAGACGCAGTAGCAAGATAACCAGACACAGGTTGCCCCGTATCTGGATCGATTAGATTGTGGATAACAGTCAGAATAGACTTCAACGGATACTCAACATCATTGGGATCAATTAGGACAATGTCCGTACTAAACCCAAACTTTGAAGAGTTCATGATCCGCTGTGAGTCTTTTTGTAGCCGCTGAAGTAAACTCATTATTGTTTAACCACCAAGCCGCGCTCTAGCATTGACGCCAAAAGCTTATCGTTAGACTTAAACTCTGGCCAATTAACATCAACCACATCACCAGCTGTCTTAATGCCAGCACGGAAACCGATTGATTGGCCTTCAGCTACAGCGTAGCCGTTAGTTTTGACCGCTGGCACATCCTGCTCGCCATCAAGCGCAGCAATGGCACCTTCGATCAACTCAAGCGCACCTTTACGTGGTGATTTATCCGACTTTTCAGCCTTAAGCAGTGAATCTAAAAACGACTTAGAAAAAGAGCCCTTCGCGAGCTCAGTTTCTAGTTCGTCAAGATTCAGTTTAACTAAATCTTGAACTTTCATAGCTTACACCGTTTTCAGACAGCCGAAGCGGTCGATTGAGGTTGGGATAAGTAGCGGGCGAGAGCCTAGCGTGCCAGTTATTGATCCACCATCTTCCGATACCCAAGCGTTTGTCGTGAAGTCCATACCAACAGAAGCCATTGGTAAGCGACCAGTTAAGAAGCTCATAGCGCGCGTTTCTGGCGGTACGATTTGAGGGATTGCACCCCAAGTAGCATCTAGACGCATGTTCTCAGAAAGAACAATCACGTTGTTGTCTTCTAGGTAACGAGAGTTAGTGCTTGCGCCAACATCTTTATACTCACCTTTGTAAGTGTAAAGCGCTAGACGGTAGCCTGTTAGATCAATGTAACCCATGTAACGAAGGCCCGGTGATGGCTCCGATGGATCTACACCACCTTGAACAATGCGACGACCATTTAGAAGCTCTTGAACCTTAGCGCTTCGAATGAAGTTCTGCCATGCCGCTTTACCCATGATTGCGCGATCTGGTGTTGATTGACCGTCTGTGTGGATTGCATCAGCAAGGTTTTCAAGGTCGATTGCAGGATCACAGTTAGCTGCGTCAGTCCAAGCCGTAGCTGCTGTTGGGAAGTGCGTTGCTTTCGGCTTAAAGTCGATTGTATAAGCGTCACCGCCTTTGTCGTCTTTAAGTGTCACCGTACCCGTTTGCAGGATTTGTGCTGCCATCAGCTCGATGGTACGACGTTGGCGTTTACCGCCGTAGCGCATGTGCTTCATGAACTGAGTCATTGCGTTAGCGCGGAAATTTGGATCGGTGAATGAGATTTGACCTAATTGACGCTTCATCATGTCGAAAGCGTTGATCGAAAACTCTTCACGGATAACCGGCGCTTTGAACTCTTTGTTTGTGTACTCATCAAGAGCAAATTTAGTGTTGCCGTTTTTGATGTCTGTTAGTACAGGGGCGATCTCTTCGCCTTCACGCTCAATATCGAACTCAATAAATTCGCTTGAGTAGTAGTTGCGAGCGTCAGAAGTGAATAGAGAAGATAGCGCCATTGGTGTTGGAGCTTCTTGCACATATGCACGCGCCATGTGTTT